TAGCGGTGGTGGTAAAAAACCAACTTATGCGAGGACATGATGAAAGCTAAACCACTTACTAAACGCCAAAAAGAAACTATGAAGAGACATAAACAACATCATACTGCTGCTCATATGAAACATATGACAAAGATGATGGGGCGTGGAGCTACGTTTGGTGAAGCTCATAAGTCTGCTATGAAGAAAGTAGGAAAGTAATGGCAAAAACTCCTGCATGGCAAAGAAAAGAAGGTAAAAGCAAGTCTGGCGGTCTTAACGAAGCTGGAAGACGTTACAGGAAAGCGTTGAAACCGAAGCACCAGTAGAGGTTCAGGCACAAGAGATGCAGGAGCAACCTCAGGAGCAAAGCCCTGATAGACCAGATTGGCTTCCTGCAAAGTTTGAAAGACCAGAGGAACTTGCTGTTAGCTATGGAGAGCTTGAGCGTAAGTTTTATCAAAGAAAAGATGACTTAAAAACAGAAATAGTTAGTGAACTTAACCAAGAAGCGATGAGTGCTGCTCCTATTAGCCCGGGCGATTATGAAATAAAGATTGAGTCTCCTGAAGGTATGGAGCTTACAGTTGATGAAAATAGCCCTATGGTTGGCTGGTTTCGTGATAAAGCTCATGAATATGGATTGAGCCAAGAAGAATTTACAACATTAATGAATGAGTATGCTTTTGTTGACTCTAATCGTGGTCCAGACTGGAATGTTGAATCAGAAATTTTAGGTGAATATGCAGAGCAACGTTTAGATCGTGTTGACAATTTTATGGAGCAAAATTTATCTGAAGAAAGTTATGCTGTTTTTGCCAATGTTCCAGCAAGTGCTGGTATGGTTCAGCTCTGTGAAGAGATTATGGAATTAAATGGTCAACCTAAATTTAACATGGTTTCTGAAACAGAATTTCAAGAGAATTTGACTATACATGATCTGAGGGAAATGCAAAAAGACCCGAGGTATTCTGGAAGTCAAAAAGAGCGTGATCCAGCGTTTATCAATAAAGTTGGTGCTGGGTTTGCTCAATTAGCGAAGCGAAAGTAAATGTGAATTTACATTCATAGTTAATTTTGCTTTATTGTATGTACAGAAGGCCCAAAGCGTTGGTGTCAGCCCTAAATGGAGTAGCTCTCCTATCTGGATAACTGAATAAGCCAATGTGTAGGAACAACCTGATGGACATGGTAACTCTAACTTAAGGAGGCTTAGATGGCTACACCATCTATTTCAACAGCCTTTATCGAGGAGTTTGAATCTGGGGTCCACATGGCGTATCAGCGCATGGGGTCAAAGCTTCGGAACACTGTCCGTACAGCGAATGGTGTGAAGAACAAAACCACATTTCAAAAAATCGGTAAGGGTTTTGCTACCACGAAGGGTAGGCATGGTTCGATTCCACCTATGAACCTTAGTCATACAAATGTCAGCGTGACATTAGAAGACTACTTTGCAGGTGAGTGGGTTGACGATCTAGATCAACTTCGTGTTAATCACGATGAGATGTTAGTTGCACAACAGTCAGGTGCTTATGCACTTGGTCGTAAGACTGATGATCTCATTTTAGCTGCAATGGATACTACAAGCAGCACACACAATGAAACTACTAACGGCATCACTTTGGCATGGGCTTTAGAGCTTATGGAAAAGTTTGGCAACAATAGCGTTCCTGACGATGGTCAGCGTTACGTTGTTGTCGGATGGGAACAGTGGTCACAGCTATTAGATTTGGATGAGTTCTCACGAACCAACTATGTTGGTAACGATGAGCTTCCATTTGCTAATGCAATGACTGCAAAGCGTTGGCTTGGTTTCATGTGGTTCCCATTCTCAGGCTTGTCAGAAGCAGGTTCTGGTAATGTTGATCGCAAGTGCTTTGCTTGGCATAGTGGTTCTATTGGACACGCAATCGGAGCTGATGTTTCATCAAACATGCAGTATCACAACGATAAGGACAGTTATTTTGTAATGAATAAAATGCAAATGAACTCAACCCTCATCGATGCTGAAGGCTGTTTTGAACTTCAGCTTAAGAAATAGGAGGTAGATATGGCGTTTACACAAGCAAATTTATCTCTCGTTGCTTATAGCGGAAATGGATTTCACATTTGGCATTACACAACAACTGATGCCAAAGCTGACATTGATACAGCAGGTTATTTTAATAACATGGCTAGTGAAATGAATGTCGGTGATGTTATCCATGCAAATACTTCAACAGGCGGTACAGCCGAGTATGGTATTTTCTGCGTTAATGCTAATAATGGTACTACCGTAGACGTAGCTGATATGGTCAGCTTGTCAGGTTCGGATAGTGATTAATGGCTAAGGCACCAGCAAAAAAGAAGGCGGCGGCGAAAGCTGCCCCTTCTGGCTCCAAAACTCTGAAAAGACGTAATGGAGTAGTAACGATTGGGGCTAGAGCAACATTAGGGAAAAGGGCTTCATAATGAATACTAATAAAATTCGTAAGAAGGGTAAAAAAATTATTAGCTTTGAAAACCGCACTAAATCTCATGAAAGTGGTTTTAAGCAAAAAAAATTTACCAAACGAGAAGAATTATTAGGTCTTTATTATATTCCTGATCCAAATTCCCCAATAAATAAATTGATACGTTTTATGGGGAAAAAAGCTAAAGGAGAATAGCTATGGCGAAGAAAAAGCCACGCAAGGGCGGTAGAGGTTACTAGATGCCTACTACACCATCCACAGATATTGAGGTAG